TCAAGTCTACGGTCTCAAGTTGTCCGTTGGCGTCCTGCACATGCTCAGCCAGAATCAGCCATTTGATTTTATTTGTGTTGATCTCAGCGGAAACGGAATTGATCCGTTCCAGCGCCAGGATTTCAGCGGCGGACGCTGTGAAATTTACATGCTCGAAGCCGGGGACATGGAGCAGATCAGGGGCGCGGCGGTGCAGTTTTGAGTAAAGTGCTGGCAAGTGTTGACAAAGGTGTATTGCTATGGTAATCTGTGTTTACTCCAAAAGGGGAGGAACTCATAAACACAGGAGGCACAATGTCAACTAACAAAAGGAAGCAGGTCAGGGTAACAATCCCTGCAAAGTATCTCGATGCGTTTAGTTCAGCAAAAAAGAACGCCGAAAATGATGCAGGAATAATCTTGTCGGATGCTCAATTCGCCAGCCGGGTGCTGATATTAGATATCGCAAGGAGGGGAAAATAATGCTCATACCAGAAGACATTCGCGCAAAAGCCGAGGCGTTCATGGCATCTACTGAGGGGGGGTTTCCTGGGTGCGATGATATTTTCGAGTCTCAGCTTAACTTTATGAAAAGCAAAGATAGGTGCGCGTTTGGCCTAGCAATGTTTGCAATAACATGCCCGTGTACAATCAAAGAATTAGCGGATACGTGGCAAGATAAGCCCGACCATGAGACGGACGATGACTTTAAGGAGATACAGGCCGTACAGTGGGCCGATGACTACGGCGCATGTTGTGGCATGGAAGCAGCGGACAGGCGGCAGGAAAAAATAAGGATGGCACTGATTGATCGGTTCCCAGATATTGACCGAGAAAAATTAAACGAAACGCTTTTGATAATTAAGGTCGAAGACAGTTTTGACATCCTTGATTAGTGCCGATAGTGTGTTATTATTATCAAGCGGCTAGGCTCATTACCGAAAGCTGGCATACCCAGGCCAGTTGCCGCGTTATCTAACTGGGATCAATGCAAGGGTGGTTGATATGGAGACAAAACCAAAAGAGAGCGCACGGTGGTTTAAAAACGAATATTCCGAATATTCCAGCGCGGAGGATATGGAGTATGATGCAAGGATATCATGGGACTGCGGAGAGCACGAACATGATACAGAGGAATCCGCCAATGCCTGCATCCGAGAAAAAGAGGACGAAAAAGAAAGGTATTATCTAGGTTTAAACTGCAAGCCAGAGAAAAAAATAGAACTCATAGAAAGAGAATATTGGCTCTGCGGGCATCCTAGACATAAGCACACTTCAGAACGTATCGCTAAAAAATGTATTATCGAGGGGAAAAATAAACTGAAAGAGGCTCCCATAGAGCCAAAAAGAACAAGAAGGGAAGCCAGCGATCTCAGGACAAAAAGAACAAGAAAAGAGATCAGCACAATGTTTATGAGCGTTCTTTCAGGACAAACATTCACGGAGGCAGGAACTGATTTTGGGGTGAGTTCGACTAGGGCTAGGCAGATTTTCAACCACACAAAAAGAAAAATTTACCACCCAAAATATCGGCCTGTAAATGAAGATAAGACAGCACTTGCTGGGCTTGTTACGATTAGAGACCTGAGAAAAAGCAGTAAGGCAGTGGAGAATTTAAGACAAAGGCTTTTTTTGTGGGAGCATTCAGGCGAATAACACCGGCCCGCACTTCCGATATGATAGACATCAACAATAGTGTTCCAGCGAGTTTGGTCGGCAGAATTTTATGCCGACCAACTACGAAGATGACCACAACCGAACACAACCAATTTGACTACGGGTTTTTATGACCACTCCAAGATTTAGCAGGAATTATATCCTTAGAATAACCGCCGGAGGTCTCAACATCGAGATAACACCGCCGATGCAGATTGTCTTTGATGTCACGAAATCTATTCGGGGCGGCATTAACAAAATGAATATACAGATTGCCAACCTGGCAGAGTCCAAACGATTGTCTCTTGCTAAAGATGCCGAAGAGGGCGAGAAAGTAATCCCGGTTGCGCTGTTTGTCGGTTATCAAGACCGTGTAGAAATGATTTTCAAGGGCACAGTCCAGACCGGCGGTAATGCACGGCAGGGGCCGGATATTATAACATCGCTGGAATGCCTGGACGGCGGCAAGGATTCGCTGCATAGTTTCACCGCCCGCACGGTCGAGGGCGGGCGCAGGGCGATAGATGCGTGCGTCGCAGATATGCCACGCACAAAAATAGGCAAGATAACCGAACGTCCTGTATTGACGCGACCCAAGGTGCTAATCGGCAACAGTTTGCGGCTTATCGAGGTAATGATGGGCCCTGATGAAACGTGTTATATAGACGACGAGCAACTTTACGCAATCAAAGACGACGAGGTTGTGAGCAGGTACGTGCCGGTAGTGAGTGCGGCAACCGGGATGATCAGCACTCCGACGCGGGATAGCAAACTGGTGACGTTTGAGACGTTGATGAATCCAGCCATAAAGATCGGCGGCCTTGCTAATCTGAAAAGTTCAACAGCTCCGCACCTGGACGGAATTTACAAAATTGAAACAATCAACTATCGCGGCGACAATTACGGTGATGAGTGGAAACAGAGCTGCACCGGTACCCTGGCCGCAGAGGCGAAATCTATATGACAGCGAAGCGGGAATTGACAGACGTTCTGAACGACGCCATTGGCGAGGCGCTGTCCAACCTCCACACTGCCACGGTTGCCAAGGTTACGGCGGTGCAGGAAAAAACGATCAGCGTGCAGCCAGTGACTAATCGGGTGGTTGACGGCAAGTCCATCCCGTTGCCTGAGTTTACAAAAGTACCACCTCTTTTTATGCAGGGTGGGGGGAGTTATACCGCGCACCCGATTGCCGTTGGCGATTATTGCCTTTTGATTTTGACCGAGAGGTGCTTTGACCGATGGTACTCCGGGGCAGACTTTCATGACCCGGCAGAGTTCCGGATGCACGATTATAGTGACGGCATAGCCATTGTCGGCATCAATCCCAAAGCCGGGGCGCTTACCATTCCAAGCGTTATCCAGCAGACCGGAGACACGAACCAGGACGGGGACTATACCCACCAGGGGGACCGGACGCAGACGGGTGACCAGACGATTATCGGGAACTTACATGTTGACGGTAACGTAACGGTTACAGGAAATATAACATGCCAGGGAACAATCGCAGCGGGTAATTATACCGGATTGGCTGGTGGTGCAATGACTGCAAGCGTATCTATAGAGACCACAGCTGACGTTGTTGCCAGTGGCATCAGCCTTAACAGTCACACCCACCCCGGCGATAGCGGCGGAACAACAGGAGGGGCACAGTAATGAGAGTTTCAGGACTTGACAGCAACCTTGATTGGAGATTTGGGAAAGGGCGCGCCGCTTACAAGCGCAACGCTGACGCCATTGCACAGAATATCCTAACGCGGCTGCGGTCGTTCCTTGGAGACTGGTATCTCGACACTGAAATTGGCATTGATTGGCTAACCCTTCTCAGCAATCTCGGCACCGAAAAGCGGATAATGCGAGCGATTGAATCCACCGTAATGCAGACCGATGGAGTGTTGTCAATCCAAGAGTTAAAAATAATTGCACGAGACAGCACACGAGGTGTTAAAATCCGCATCAGATATACAGACGTGTTCGGCGCGTCTAACCCTCAGACATTGGAGTTCACCGCATGACGCTTCCAAAATTCACGCCTGACGGAATACAGGTTCAGACGTTCCAGGAAATCTATGACGAACTGGCAGCGGGCTACCGGGCGATCTATGGCGAGGATATTAACCTGGACGCAGACAGCCCAGACGGCCAGCGCGTAGCAATCGAGGCGCAACTTGTTCTTGATGCTCAATCCTTCGGCGCACTCGAATACAACCAGCGCGATCCTGATTTTGCCCTCGGACAATCCCTCAACAGCATCATTAAATTGGCCGGTATATCCCGCAGGCCAGCAACGCGCTCGCAGGTTGACGTTGTGGTAACGACCGACCGACCGCTTACGCTTCCTCCGGATTTCGCAGTCGAGGATGATTTAGGGCAGTCGTGGACTACGCTCAATGCTATCGATATCCCGCCAGGCGGAACAACCGTAACACTTTTTGCGGAAAACTTCGGGGCGGTTGAAGCTGACCCGGCCACAATAGTAAACCCCGTGACAGTGGTTATCGGGGTGCTGTCTGTCACAAACCCCACAGCGGCCACAGTAGGCATTGACGAGGAAACAGATCAAGATCTGCGGATTCGTCGGAATCGTTCGCTAGAGACTCCGACATCATCCAGCACCGGCCGAATGTTTACGGCTCTGGCAAACCTGCCCAACGTCACCGATGTGGCCGTGTACGAAAACGACACGGACACGACTGACTCCGACGGTATCCCCGCTCACA